GAAAATGGATTGCTCCGTATTGATTTGGAGCGGGTTGTTCCAGAAGAGAAAAAGCCTCGACTTATTGAGGTAAAATAATTGGGAAAGGGGGGTTGACAAAACCCCCCTATTCCTTTATTATTAGTATATTATTGAGGAGTCGATATGGTAAGCAAACTAGTTAATAAAGATGTAAATGTTGCCGACTATGGTATTGAAGCAATCACCGATGATGGTAAAGTTCAATTGACTGAGAACAGAAAAGGTGTCTTCTCCGCTGATACATACAACACAATGATTGATCCAAAAAGTGAGGAATATCAAATGGCTGATGAAGACAAAGCTGAAATTGAACAAGAATATGAAATTTTTTATTCTGAAGAGGGAGTAAAAAAAGTAAGAACTGCTGGTGGTAATGTATATCCACAAGGCACTCCAGAGTATGAAGAAGTTACTGGTGAAAAACCAGATAACGGTGGACTGCAAGTTGCAATGCGTCCAATGTTGGCACTTAACATTATGCGTGTTGAGTTTCCAGTTGAAATCATTAATGAGCTCAACGAACATATTGAAGAGGAAATTATTCCAAAGAGCGACAGTTATGCCTCCGGCCTTGTCGGTCAATTAAAAAACAATGAGAGTTCTGCACAGTTAGATTTCCCATTTGATACTGAAGTTGGTAAACAGTTGGAAACCGTTTTTAATCAAATTGGTTCTACATATCTCAAACATTTGGGTAGAGACGCAAATGCTGAAGTAACTCAGTGTTGGACTAACCATGCATATTCTGGAGATTACAATCCGTTTCATGACCACGGTGTAAAAACTATTGCTGGACTGTCAGGTTTTCTTTGGTTGAAAGTACCAGAGTGTATAAAGGAAACACCAGATGTCCCACAGATCAACAACGCTTCTGGTGGTGTTGATGGATGGACTCATCTGTGTTGGGGAACTAACACTATGCGTGACCTTATGCAGTTGCGTCCTCAAACAGAGGATTATATAAAACCAACAGAAGGTGTTATGTTAGTTTTCCCACAATGGTTGAAACATCAAGTGATGCCATTTTTTGGTGAAGGTGAAAGGCGTTCTATTGCTATGAACTGGAATGTTCATGACAGTGATGATGAACGTAAGAAATATATGTCAGATCGTGAGGCACGTTTATATGATGAACAAAAAGAAAAACAATCTTAGTTACAAGTATAACGAGGGAAACATCCTTGCTGAGTTGAAAAAGTATATCGACTCTACCTATGATGAACACTATAGTAAGAACAAGTTTCAAGCTACAGAGTTCATCATAGACGGTGGCCACGGCGAAGGTTTTTGTATCGGTAACATAATGAAGTATGCACAACGATACGGAAAAAAGAATGGCAAGGACAAAAGTGACTTGCTAAAAGTGATACACTATGGTATCATTGCACTATACATTAATGAAATGGAGAAACTAGATAATGAAATTAAGTGATACAACTATCTCTGTGTTGAAAAACTATTCGACTATTAATCAGAACTTGATGATTAAGTGTGGGTCAAATCTTTCAACCATGAGTGCCATGAAGAATATTGTTGCAAGCGCAGAGGTTTCTGAAACGTTTGAACGTGATGTTGCCATCTACGATCTAAATGAATTTCTTGCAACTTTGTCTTTGTTTAATAATCCAGACTTAGACTTTCAAGATGATTATGTTGTCTTGAGTGAAGAAGGCTCTGGAAGAAAAGCTCGATACTGGTATTCGGACCCTTCAGTAGTGACAACTTTAACAAAAGAAATCACGATGCCTGATCCAGAGATTACATTCTCGTTGTCCAGTGAAGAATTATCAGACGTTACTAAAGCTGCCGCAGTTATCGGTGCGCCTGATATGTGTCTTGACTCTAGTGGTCTTAAAGTTACTGATAAAAAGAATGACACAGCCAACGATTACTCTTTGCCTATTGTGCAAAAGGGATCAGAGGTTGTTGATTATAAGTTCTGGTTTAAAGTTGAGAACCTAAAAATTCTGCCTGGAACTTATGATGTAAGTGTATCATCAAAAAACATATCTAAATTTTCTCATGCCAATGGTGTGAACATTGAATACTTTATCGCCCTTGAACCAGAATCTAAGTATGGTTGATAGGGAGAATATATTATGGAAGAATTTTTGTGGGTCGAAAAATATCGGCCGCTTGATATCGAGTCGTGCGTACTACCTAAAGAAATAAAGACAACTCTATCTGAATTTGTGACTAGTGGAGATATTCCTAACGTCACATTTGCAGGCCCTCCAGGCGTTGGAAAAACAACGGTTGCAAAAGCAATGCTTGATCAGCTTGGTCTGACTTATATGATGATCAATGGCTCTGAAGAATCTGGGATAGATACCCTGAGAGTGAAGCTGAAAAATTTTGCCTCGACAGTCTCACTTCACGGAGGGCGAAAATATTTGATTATAGACGAGTCCGATTATTTAAATTCAAATTCTACACAGCCTGCTTTACGAGGGATGGTTGAGGAGTTCTCTGCTAACTGCGGTTTCATTCTTACTTGTAATTATGTGAATAGAATTATTCCAGCACTATTGTCTCGTTGTCCTGTCTATGATTTTTCTGTGCCAAAAGATCAATCTAGAGTATTGCAAGGTGAGTTCTTTATGAGGTCACTAAATATACTCAAACAAGAAAATATTGAGTATGATAAAAGAGCTGTCGTTTCTCTTATACAAAAGTATTTTCCTGACTGGCGTAGAGTTATAAATGAGTTACAAAGATACTCTGTGTCGGGTAAAATAGATGCTGGAGTGCTTGTAAATATAACAAACGATAACATGGGACAACTAATAAGTTTCATGAAAAACAAGGAGTTTACCAATGTTCGTGAGTGGGTTGTGGACAATCTTGACAATGATCCAACTCGTCTTTTTCGTTGTCTTTATGATAACCTTTACGATAGTGTGGATGGCGGTAGTATTCCCCACGTTGTTGTTATACTTGGCGAGTATCAGTATAAGGCGGCGTTTGTCGCTGACCAAGAGATCAACACTCTTGCATGTCTGACAGAAATTATGGCAAGGGCAAAGTTTAGATGATTGATGTATATGACAACGTGCTTGAAAATCATGAGGCACAATTTGTTCACCACCTATTAACTGACCAAGAATTTATGTGGCAGTATCAACATAGGTCAGATAATACTAAACCAATATATCACTGGCACCGACACGCTGGTAAAAATGACAGTGACCTTCAAAATAATAATTTTGAGTGGTTGACACCCATATGGAGCAACTTTATCAATAAGTATGATTTTAAAGAAAAATATGGTGTTAACACTTATAGAAGAATTTACTTCAACGCACACACTCATGGCATAGAGCCCCAACCACACAAAGATGATGGTGACTTCACTATGATATATTATCCAATAATGGATTGGAAAAAAAATTGGGGTGGTGGAACTGTCATATGGGATGAGAGTGGTGAAAAAATTGAAGAACATGTTGAGTATGTGGGTAATAGATTATTTGTGTTTCCAGCCGAAAGATTACATCAAGCAATGCCTGTGTCTAGACTTTCTTACAGTTTAAGAAGCGTCATTGTGTTTAAGTGTTATGCTCAACCAAAGACAGTTAATCCTCCAAAGTATGAAGAGCAAATAGGTTACGACAGTGGGAGAACTTAATGCAAGTGCCTATGCATATGTCCACAATGCCTGCACTCAAGTTATTGTTTGCAGTATTAGACAAGAGTATGGTTGGCACAATAAATGAATATATTGACAACCATAAACTACAAGATCACTCTAATCAATTAGTGGGTCAGATACGACAAGATAAAAAGTCTGCTCAACTACAACTTGATATGAATGACCTTGTGCCAAAAAAACTAGGTGAGTTTTTAAAGACAATGGCTGCAACGTATTCTAAAGAACATAATATTGTTGCAAAGAGTATGGACATTACTTCTATGTGGTCTATACATAGTTACGCTGGAGATTACAATCCGTTGCATGAACATGGTACTGCTGGTCTTGGTGTATCGTGTATTTTGTTTCTTAAAGTTCCCCCACAAATACAGGGAACTGATTCAGATAAGATGGTGAGTATGACTGACAGTTCTGGTAGTTGTGATGGATGGACACAGTTTGTGTGGGGTGCTAATGGTTATATGGATACATCTAACTTTCGACACTCGACAGAATCATTCATTCAGCCAGAGATAGGTAAGTTAGTAATGTTTCCTATCTGGTTGAAACATCAAGTGTGTCCCTTTTTTGGAGATGGAGAGAGGCGAACCCTTTCGACTAATATTGATATATGTATGAATTAAAAGATTACTTAAAAGCAATCAACAAGACAAAAGAACCCTTGATGGACGATGATGATGAAACGTGGGAAAAGAAGTATCCACCTTTTGTCGTAAACAAGTGTCTCATGCCATTTCAAGACACCATATTGTTTGCCAATGAGATGAACGCTCTACCACATGTAGACAACAAACTACAATTTGACTTTTTCCTAAATAGTCTGCGACCAAGGAACAGATTTTCTCCTTGGATGAAGGCGAAGAAATTAGATGATCTAGAGTATGTAAAAGAGTATTATGGCTATAATAATGAAAAAGCAAAGGTTGCTCTTGATATACTTGATGATGAACAAATTTCTGCCCTAAAACGAAGAACAAGAAAAGGCGGAAAAAATGGAACAGGTTAGTTGGACACAAAATGATATGTTAGAGATCGGTCTGAAAGAACCAGACGATTTCTTAAAAGTTAGAGAAACACTTTCTCGCATTGGAGTTGCTTCAAGAAAAGAGAAAAAGTTATATCAGTCTTGTCATATTTTACATAAACAAGGGAAGTATTACATTGTTCATTTCAAAGAGTTATTTGCACTGGATGGAAAAAATACTAACTTATCTGAGAACGATATAGCAAGAAGAAATACTATTGTAAATCTTTTGAATGATTGGGGACTGATTGAAGTTTTAGGTAAGACTGAACCAGCAGCTCCTCTAAGTCAAATTAAAGTTATATCATATAAAGAAAAGTCAAACTGGATTCTTGAGACAAAATATAACATAGGGAAAAAGCGAGACTAGTATCTTGGAAAACTTCAAGTCTTTTATAACAGAAGAGAAACGTGAT